TAACTCAGCCTGTAAACTACCGCATACTTGCTCGGCAGTTTCTTCATCGTAACCCTGCTCCTGCATCATCTCTGTTTTGCAATCACTAAAATCCTCCCAAGGGCCAAACGGTTTGCCAACTTGTTCTTTACAACCACAACTGTCTTTGTCGACTGCTTCGCTAAGTTGTAACTGTTGTAGTGCCTCGCCTGCATCTTCCTCTGCGGCCTGATTACTTTCCTCAATTACTTCATCACGGAACCCGTCCTCGTCTACTGGTTCGTAACCGACTTCCGTCCTGTATTCGTTACGAGTGATAAGGCCGTTTTGGAACTCTTTCTGTTTACGGTCGCTAATCTGCTGTCGCTGGTCTTCACTCATACCAGGCTTGAACTCGAATCGTAACTCTCGGCCGAAGAACGGTTTGATAACTTGCTGATTCCACATCCTTTCGATTTTTTGGAGGTATGGGCCGAGCGTGTTTGACTCGAAGTTTCCTCTTTCACTCTGGAATGTGGAGCGGTTAAGCTCTTCGGTTTCTAATCCGACAACTGATGTCGGCACTTGGAACTCGGAGGCGATTACTTGGGCATACCATTTCTCCCTCTCAGTCATATCCATTTCCTTCCAGTTCGAGCCCATCTGCACCCATTCGGCATCGGGGTCATCTACCTTGAAGAATCCGCCAACTCTTCCCTGTTCGCCTTGTACTTCATCCTGTAAAGCGTTGCTCTCGGTTATATCGCCATTGGTTTTAAGGAATCCTGCTAGGTGTGAACCTCTGGAGAAGAAGTCCTGCTCCTGTTCGATTGTCAAGTCCATTAACTGGAGAATATTCTCAACAGCCTTCGTAGGCGGTAGGCCATATCTTCTATTACTTCTAGGGTTGAGGTCTGTCCAAACCAGTTCTTCTTGATCGAATCTGATAGGGTCTGGCCTGTAAGTACTCCGGCCTCTTATCTGTGTAGCACTATTATTCTGTCTTTCGTACTGCCAGAAACCGCTGAGCATCCCTGTCTTCTCACGGTATTCTTTCGTAAAGCTGATTGGGTCGCTGGCCTTGGCGTGGATTAGAGTCGGGTTGTTACTTACTAGCTCGTCTCCTTGGTAGTCACTTTCTGAGAACATCAGTGGAATAGCTAGAGAACCGACTTCCAGCATGTCAGCGACAATTTGTTCTAGTAAATCCGTGAAGTCCTCGTCCGGGTTCGGATGCTTGGTAAATTCCCTGGCTTTTCGGGCGGCCTCACTTGTAGCTGGCGTGCCTGTCTCCTGTTTACTGACACGCTCGAACGGGTCAAAACTTTTGGCGGTTTCGCCTGTCTCATCTTCTTCTACTATCTGCCAAGGCGTATTGGCGATTTCTGTGGTCATAGTGTTGACTAGCATCTGCACCCATGCATCGCTTTGTGCTAGTTCTCTGATCCTGACAGGGTTGTAGTCCCATTCGACTCCTTTTACTGGGTCGTGAAGCCATTGGAACTCGGATTTATGTTTTGGGTCGCCTGTTAATTGTTTGTTAGTACGGTACGGTGACTTTATTATGCCGTTTCCTTTGTTGTTTGATTGGTTCAGTTCTTGGAGTGTTGGCGGCGATTGTTGAATCGCTCTCTTTGAAGTATTCTTTAGCAAGCCTTTCTGTGCAAGCCTTTTCTTGATGTAAGAAGTAGTTTTGTCACCGATACCCATGGATTATAGTTGGTTATTCGGTGTTTTTCAAAGGTTCGGTTTAACGAGCTTTCGAAATTCTATTTTATCTATCTAATCCAAAAAGCAAACTAATTTCGTTTAATAAATCCTCTTTACTTTCTTCATTTAAAACCTCTTTTCCACTTACACCATCTATTAATATGTAATTATCAGGATATGAGTTTGGAGTTATCACTCTGTAACTAGAATCATTATATTTGAAACAATAAGAATAGCCTAAATCTTTGTTTGCGAATAGCTTTTGTATACTGCTCATTTTTTCTAATTCACCGTTTTAGTAAACGCTCGTTCGAACCAACTCTGATTTAGCTTTTTCTCTAAATTCTGTAAAGTTCGAGTCCTTAGCTATATCTTTAAGTTTATCAGGTATTTCTATATTAAAACAAGATGCAATCTCTTTTTTAGCATCTTCAAACTCTTGCTTTGTCTGACAAATCCTTACTCTTTGCTTAGTGGTAAAACTGTTGTCATATGTTTTAATCGTCATTATGTCCGGTGCTTCTATAACTAAACCGTAAGCACCTCTTCTTGATGCTTGATAAATCAGTCTTTCTTCTTTATCTGCTATTTCTTGGTTAAAATCTTCAAGCATTATTCATCGACCTCTTCAAACCAAACAGTTAACACATTTCCATAACCTGCTCTTACCGCACTAACTTGAAAGCCTAAATCGTTAATTTTATCCATTTTTGGAGTATAAATAGCAGGATCTTCGTTCTTTATTGGAATTTTCACATACTTAACTCCTTCTTTATTAGTTTTTACTTCTTCTCCAAGAATAGATTCTAATTCTCCTACCTTATTTTTGTTTGTCATTATTGGTCTGAACCTCGTATAATAACAATGTCAACTAACACTTATAAATGCTTTCATGTATTTCTTCCAATCCAGTCCTCTTTCTCAGGTGCTCGATAAAAATAAATGCCTATCCAAATGAAAAAGTTAAGCAGCGATACCGTGAAACTAATCCAGATCTCAAGATACGCCATTGGCAGTAACGCAGTAACCGGATAGGTAACCGCATTGATTAGAGAACCTTTCCGACTCCAAACAGTTTCCGTAAAATACAAGGCCTGTCCTTTGTTGTAAAGACCTATTAGAGAACCGATGCTCATTAATATATCGGCTAGTAAAAGTTTGTTCACTATCGGCCACGCACACCTTTACGGCCACGACCACGATTACTGTTTTTAGCAAACGGGCTGCTTGTCCGCTCAATCTTAGGCTCAGGCTTATTGTCAATACCCATTACTAGATACCTAGCTGAGTCCATCGCGTGGTCTTGAACATTTGTACCGCCCACATCCTCTTTCTGATAAGTAACAAACTCCTCAACAGTATTCTCACATTCCTCAGCTACCAAGATGCCGTCCTTTTGAATCCTGTTACGCATCGTATCGATTCCCGCCTCAATTGACTTTTCGGCCTTCTCCGCCCTATGCTGTGTCTGAGTATTAAACTTCTTGATATGACTAGGCTCATGCTCGGAAAATATCCGGCCTTTCGGTTTTTCTTTAAGCCATTCGATGGCATCCTCCACAAACTTCTCGGACTCGTAGAACTCATCTAAGATTAACACTGTGCCATCATGTCCAATCGCTGCCTCAAGTACAACTCTTTCATCATCCCACCCTGCATCATAACCATAGTATCTCCTCTTATCCTCATCGACCATTTCTTCCAACTCAGATCTAGGCCGGACATGAGTTTCTCGCTGGAACTGTGGATAAACCCGGCCTTCTACATCTCCGAAGTCGCCGTGAAGCGCCATGCCCTCGTTGGTTCCGCCCTCGTAACGCCTCTTTAGACGGGCTAATGCATCATCTGACAGGAACGGGTTCTTTTCAGTCGAGGCTTTAACCACCTTAATACTATTATTAAACTCATCACCCGATTTAGGCCATTTCCTTTGTTCAACTATTTCCTGCAGTGGGCCGGTCTTTCCTGTTGTAGTCCATAGCATCGCACCTGGGTCGCCACGATCCATTCTTTCTAACAGTGTTGAGGCCACTCCGTCCAACTTTTTCTTGTAGTTACCGGGTTCGTCCACCCATGCACCGTTGAAGCTACCGCCCTCGTAACGCTCGGACTGGTCGGCACCAGCTAAAACAATAGTCGCACCGTTGTTAAGCGTAAGAGTCTTGTCTAGTTTAGTCCAATGCTGAACTACTGGAGAATTTTCTGGGTCACCACCTTCAAACGGATTAACATTATCGCCCGGAATCGCCATGTCGAATAAAACATTGTAAGTGGTTTGCTTCCCGATGTTGTAGTTGACGGCCATCGCCAGCCATTTACTGTCGGGATGCTTGAGGGCGTTCTTGACAATGAATCGTGCCCCTGAGACTGATTTACCACTTCTGTATCCGCCAAGGAACACTGTTATGTCGTAGTTGCCACTGGCAGCGTGTTCCATGGCCTGTTTCTGTTTCTTCCAGTACTGCCAGTTGACATTATCCATTATTCGTCTTCTATCTCTTCGATAATCTCTTTTTTATGCTGGTCTAAATCTTCCTTGTCGGTTTTTTCTCCAATGCCTAATAGTTGCTTGACCTTTTCCTTTTTACTCATCGCTGTCGTCCTCATCTTCTTGTTTTACTTTCAGGCTTTCGTCTTCGTAGATTATGGCCAAGTGATCCATGCTCTGCATCGTGGACTCGAACTGGAAGTCATACTTGCTCTGGGCTAGGTCTTTGGTAAATGATTGTATTACTGAAGCCGAACAGTCCTCGGCATCTAGGAATACTTTCTCCGAACCCTCTGTCTCATCCTTCAATGTCTTCATGAAACGCATCCCGCTCTGAAGCGTGGCCTCCGCCACCTGCTTAAGCACGAAATGCATGGCATCACTCTCTGCCTCGGTGTAGTAGTCAATGGTTAGCTCGGTTTTGTTCTTCGTGTCGTATCCGTCTGTCTCTTCTGCGAACTTCTTAGTTTTCATAATCTTTGAATCCCTCGTGGCTGGTTGTCTTACATTCTTCAATCAGGTAATCCACCTTTCTCTCTAGCTCATTTCGTCTTTCTGTAACTGACTTCGAGTTTTTGGCAGCTTCTTCAACATCCTCTTTGGTAATTTCTTCATCTGTATCTGAAACTGTTTCACTCCAATCTTCATCTCTACTATCTTCCTGCCTGTTACTGATCTCTCTGTCGATATTGTTTATGGCCGTGTTCCGTTCCTCTCGGCCTCTCAAGTCTTTCAGCTCCTCAAGGTCTAAGTCTTTTAACTGGTTTTCTTGTTCGTCAACTGTCAGTTCTGTAAGGTCTTGTTCGTCTGTCATTTTAGATCCTCGTAGTTCTTTATTTGTCGTGTTTGAATAACATTATTTTCCTCTTGATTTTCCAGTATAATTTTTGTGTTAGAGTCATTCTCTACCCCTCGTGGCCAGTCCGTAAACAAGTCCTGTGGCTGCCAGTCCTGCATTGCTTAGACCGAGATATAAGAGTAGTTCAGTCATTCGCCACGCACCTCTTCTAGTGTCCGCATGTCGGCATTACTTGAGCCACTGATATTGATCTTGGCTAAGTCGCCCTGGCACTCGCTACAATCATAATTGTCTTTTGTTAACTGGGTTTGCAGCCCAAGCTGTCGCTCTTCATGATGGCCGTTTTCGCATGTCGTGTTGAGCCATACTGGGATTGCTGTTGTAAACATTGTCATTGTTGGTCTGAACCTCGTATTTTAATGTTGTAAAGTAATTGTTATAAATGCTTTCATGTTTTTGTTCTAGGCATTTCTTCGCAGGATTTGTCTTGATGTAGTATCTTGTCGACCATGCTGCTGAACTCTTTGCCGCAAAAACTGCATTTGGCCATTATTCGTCCACCTGTTTGATATGGGCATCGCCATGTAAATGCATCTTGGCCGCATGCTTGGCCTTGGCGTACTCATTGAAGTTTTGCTCCCAGTCGCATTGTTTGCAGTAGGCTTTGGTTGTCATTGATTTTTCTCCTCTATACTTTCAATCATATTGTCTAGGGTGTCTCTAGCGTGTTTTAAATTGTGAAGAAGGTCAAACTTACCACTCCATTCATGATGTCTGGTTCTGTCGATATTTGTCTCTATGCTTTTTCTCAAAGACTCAATATCCATTTCTTCAGGTATATCATAATCTGTCATCGTCTACCTCCGTTCATATCCCTTACAACACCCTCTATTACTTCTTCCAGACTATCTCTTAACTCTGTGTTATAAGTTATTAATTGATTTCTTATAATGCCTGATACTGTTTTCTCGAAGTCTTCAGTCATAATATACTGTTGTGCTTTTTCGTAAGCGACCGTTTCCGAATAGTCTTCACCCCATTTTTGTAGGCGTTCCAAGTCGTTACTACCATTATAGTTCTTAACTAGTTTCTGTCGGAACTGTTTTGGGACGCTCAAAGTCGTCATTTCTATGTTTTCTTCATCCAACTCCATATTATAAGATTCTTATTAAAGATTTATAAGTCTTTAGTATCAAAACAATACTGTGCACGGGGGCCGCCACTCAACTTTCGGTTGGTCTCTAACGCCCCATAGCCAGAGGCGTTTAAATTAAATATCTGGCAAAGCGCCATTGGTCTAGTGGTCAACGACGCTAGCCAAACAAAACTAATCGAGTCCTGTGGCTTGCTGAGATAATGCAGTAGCCATCGAATGGCATAGAAAGTTCCGCAGGATAGAGAAGAAGCTGGCGACCCGAGTTCGAATCTCGGATGGCGCGTTAATTTTCCACTTTCTCCTTTATCCTTATTCTAGAATACTCACTAACAGAACCGCAGTAAGCACAACGCACAGTCAAGAAATCCACGTCAGACAGTTCGCCCATCCAGAGACAGATCCTTTCACCACAATCATTACACGGGAACTTCATCTTTTTCTTTCTACTTGGGCATGGTAAACTGGTATCTTCTCCCTTATTTCCCAGTTCCAGACATCTCTGTCCGACACTTCCATACTTACATCAAATCCGAGTGACTTAGAAACTGCTCTGATGGCAGACATGTTAACTAGAATCAATCCCAGAACCACCTTTCTGAACAAGTAAAGATGCAGAACAGAAAACTTCTCAACTAAATTATCGAACGGCTCGTTATTTTCAACGCCATAATCATCCATACAGATCCAACTCCTCAGTATTAGTAAGCCAGGCCTCAATCCTCTGAATCATCGTTTTCAACCTCGTCCGTAAGCATAAAAGTTTGTTCAAGAGCCTCATACTCCTCTACTGTAAAATTTACTTTAACGCCACTGCCATCGTGACGCTCGATAAATAATTCTGGGTTTTCCTCACCTAAATCAACTTCAATGCTGTCAACTCCTTCTACAAATCTAGTCATCCTGTTGTTCGACCTCTTTGTCATCATCTTTAGTTACAATCTCCTCGTTAAAGGTTATCTCGCCGCTAGTCTCCTGAACCTCTTTACGCTCCTTCGGCTTCTGGATGACACCAAGCTCCTGCATCATCTTAATGTAACGCTCAGGGATTTTCTGGGCTTCCTTAGCAGCCTTAACATAAGTTGCAGGCCGAGTCCTTTCATGGCTTACAGCCTTACTAATGTAATTCTGGGCTTCGTTAGTGCCGTCTTCAATACGCTGCTTCATCTGGATTTTAAGGTACTGTTTTTCCTCTTCACTAAAGAACTCTTCAAACTGGTCCATGTCCTCGCTTGAGAAATAGTTCTCGATGGTGTTCAGAGAGAGTCCAAGTTCGTCGGCGATTGTCTGATTGCCTTTGTCTTCCATCCAGCGTTTTTTCGCTGCTTTCAACATGTTTCTTTCCTTACCGGACAGGGTTTTCTGGTCCATATTTCTACTTTTGGCTACTTTTTATATAAATTCTATGTTTGGAGCAGTTAAATCAAGAACTCAACGATCTGGTAGATGACTGCTAGGAAAATTATGATGCGTTTTTGGTTATCTCTTGTCTTAAAACATATACGCATTTATCCGCTACAAGAGAACGGTATTCCTTCCAATTGATTTTATCATTGCGTTTAACAATCTCATCTGCTTCTTCCTCTAAAATATCGGTTGAAACACGGATAGGTAAGCCAGCACTTCCATCTTGATTAGCCATTAATTCCATACCTAAGTCTCGGCCTTCGTCTTTCATTTTACCTATATGCTTACGGATACGCCCGTCAGTGCAATATTTACTGACAACTTTTTCATGGCCGTGAATTGCTTCTTTGCTTTGTCTAGCTCCTGTAGCTTTCTTATGCTTCTCAGCAAACTCATCAGTAACAGTTTTGGCTCGTGTTGAAAAGCCAGATCTTTGATCCTCATGTAAGTCTTGATTGATTATTACTACACCTTCCATTTTACCATCTCTAAAGTTGCTTTCAGGAACCTCATATTCTTCTGGATCAAACTCTTCAGCATCAAAACTATCGACTATTGGAGCGGTTTTAATCCCTAGAGAATTAAACATTTCATAAGCTTCTGTATGACTTAAATAACAGTTTTCTTCATGGTCGTAAACATCAAAACCTATTATTTGTGGCATTTCTTCGAAAGGATAATCAAGACTGTGTTTGACCATATTTTCAGCAAAAAATGTGTATCTAGGATAGTAAAATGAGTTTTCTTCTGCTTCTTCAAATTTCTGTTTTACGCATTTAATTGCATCTCTAAATCGTCCGTCAACATCTGATTCATCTTGATATTCAACATTTTTGCTACCACACAAAATTTCGCCTTCCTCTGTAACTGTAAACCTAAAGTTAGCTCCGTCAAGTTTTTCTTTTAAAATAAGGTTTCCTCTTTGAAGGATTCCTTGATTTCTTTCATGTCCTAACCGTCTAATCTTAGTGTATTTTTTCATTATTTATCATCCTCTAGTTTATGATGTAGATACTTGGGCCAATCCCTTGTCTGTAAGTTTTAAGCCGCCATTAGTGTTGTTTTCCAACAGTTTCTTATCCAGTAATTTACGGATGTTCTTGTTTATCGTGGCCTCGCCGCCCATGGCTTGGAGTGCTTTCCTGACTTCTTCCTTCTGACTGTCCTTACTGCCATCCTCGCTAATTTTCTTGTAGGCGTTTTTGGATGTTTCTGCTACATCTTGGTCGTTGGAGTCAAATATTACCTCGCTCATTCCAATCCACCTAATGCCTTCTGAATGTTGTCTCGCTCACATTCCAATAGTTCGTTAATCGGTCGGAACATTGTGATTTTGTCATCAACTCGGCCTTGGACCAAATATTTAGTGTCGTCTATGTTGACTATGTCGTTTTGGCCGGTTAGCTCATAACTATCGTAATCATTCATTCTTGCTCGACCTCCTTGAATACTCTATTAAGCCTTTCAAACTCCTGAGCCAGTTCCTCTCCTCGGTCAGTGACGGAAAGAAATTGCGTACCAGCTTCATCCTCTTTAGTCAGTAATTCCAAGTCATGCATCGTGTTAACCTTATTCTGCACTCCCTGTCGGCTGAGATCGATTTGAGTGGCGATCTTGCTGACATAGGTTTCGCTGTTGTTTCTGTAGATGTGGACTAACATATCGATGTTGGATTCCTTAACTAGGAATTGCTTGATGTTATTTGTCATTCTAGTTCTCCCTCATATTGTTTAACTGCATGAATTTCAGCTCACATTCCAGCGTAGTCTTGACAGCCTAAAGCCATTAATGCAGCTTTTAAATGTTCTCCTATTTTTGCAATCTTTTTTGCATCTGTCATTCTTGAATCTCCCTCAGTCTGTCCTGTATCATGTTGCTGTAAGCCTGTGACTTTTCGTCAACCTCATCTAAATGTGCCGCCTTGTCATCCGTATAATCTGTCTCGGCATTTTCAACTGCTAATTTGACTGCCGAATTGGCTGTAATTCCTTGCTGCCGTGGCGACATGTTGTTGTTTGAAGAGGTTTGGCCAGTATTACTGCTCCCGCTCCCCGAACTGGCGTTACTATCTTGCGAAGAGTCTCCGCCTTCATTGGCCTCTTCAATAATATCAATTTCCTCAATGTCAATAAATGATTCGCTGTTGTCTTTGACTGTAAGCTTGACCTCGGCCTCTTCCAAGTTTTTCTTTAAACTGCCCGGGCCGTTAAACCAGTCATCGTCGATACAGATTCCGAAATAGTCGTTGTCTTCCTTGTCGCTAGTGGCTTGTACTCTGCCTGAAACAGTTTTACTCATCTTGCATCAACTCTTTGAAAATAAGAGAAAAATCTTTTTTTGGTATTACTGCAGGTTCTACATAATTGCTTGTAGCTGTAATTAGTTTTTGTCCTGCTATACTTGGATTTTCTGCTTCAACATTGGCCGAAATTATTAAATCAGACTCTTTCAGTACTTCATATTGATCCCAGCCCATAATTACTACTAAATCGTCATGATTCATCGCTCTGTGTCTATTTATCTTGTCTCTAATCTTATTCAATAATTCTTGAGCATCTTTATCTACACTCACTCCGATTCACCTAGTTCTTTGATGTTGTCTGGTTTGATGCCATGGCCGTAAGTATCCATAAACTGTTGTTGGAAAAGAGGATTCGGCATTACCTAATCGCCTCCCATTCCTTGAGCATCTCGGCAACATTGTCAAACTCTTCCTGTGCCCACTCGCAGTCAAAATCCTGCTTGGCCTCGAGAATGACATCAACTGCCTGTTCAACTTCTGTTTTCTGGTTTTCAAACATGTCAGGATTGTGTTGTGTAAAGTCTAAGTCGTGCATGGTCTGAACCTCGTATAATAACAATGTCAACTAACACTTATAAATGCTTTGTAAGTTTAGTTTAATTTCATTCATTTTCTTTATAGAATACAAACCAGCGATTTTCTACCTTCGAGTTTTTTTTAGTTGTAGTTCCAAATAAGGGCGGTTGTGGTGCGAGATCTAGAACTTTTTTAAAATCTACATCGTTATCTGCAAACTTGAAAACTAAGGTTCCTCCAGGATTTAGTACTCTAAAAAGTTCTTGAAAACCTTTCTTCAAATCATTTTGCCATGTTTCAGCGTGAAGAGCACCATAACTTTTAGTTACATATCCTGTTAATCCTTTCATACCGTTTTCTCTAATCATGTGTGGAGGATCAAATACTACTAGGTTAAAGCTTTCATCTTCGTAAGGCAGATCTCGGAAATCTTGTATCTCATCTGGTTGAACTCCATAGGTTCGGCCTTCTTGGCCTGTAAATCCTGGTTCTTCTTCTCTCTTATCTATATAAAGCGTATCTTCCCTTTCCTTATTTTCTGGATGCCAAATACTTCTACCTCCGCAAGTTGCGTCCAAAATTTCTTTCATAAATATTGTCCGAACCTCTTAGCTTAATTATGTAAAGTGATTGTTATAAATGCTTTGTAAGTTAAGGTGAGAATCTGATTAAAACAGTAGAAAGTGGCAGGAGTATTTCATCCTGCCGAGTAGCAAGCACACGTTGAGGTTCAGACAACGACATGCTGTGCTGTGGTCACGGAGATGTGACCAAAAAAGTTGGGACAGCTTATGAAGGGGGAGGGCAAACGCTGCCCCTTAATGAGTCTTGGGCGACTCCAAACTACTAAGTTGAATTAAGTCTCTATGCTAAAGTTGTAGCCAAAAAGTTTTATTAGTGACTGCATCCGAGAAACAACAACTTGGTTTTTTCTCCCGCCCCCTCTTTTTCCAACTTTTGCTATGCGGAAGTAAACAATCTGGCCAGAAACATAACAATATTACATACCTTACAATAGCTGTATACCTCAATAATTTAGTAGAGTAAATAATTAAGGGTAAATATACATCAAGGCCTGTAATCTGCATTATTTCCACTCGAAACCAAGGATTAGAATTATATGTGTAATTACGAGTTAGTAAAGAAAAAGAGGAAAAAAGTTGTTTATACTGTATAGTCACATTGTAACTCTATATCGACAAAACAACTTTTGGAACTTGCCTCATCATACGGAACCCTACGACTTTTTGTCAATATCGGATGGTCTGACGCACGACTAATAAATTTCTGCTGCGACACTTTTTCCTCCAAATTATCCTCACACCATTTTTCATAATACTCATAGGTCTCTACAGTCCTAATGTTCTTGCTGTTTTCCGTGCCTCGCTCAACGACTTCGTTAATAAACTGAGCAACTGAGTCACCGTAATTGCTCCATTTCCGCTTAGTTTCCATATGGTCTCTGTCTAAGGCAAAACGGTTCTGCGTCATCAAACTTTCATACCCATCAATCGCCCATGCAAGTAACCAATCCATGCATTCTTCGGTCGTCAGTTTGTCAAGAAGATTTCTATCCTTATCATCTTCACTAATGGTTTCCGGCGCTTCAATAGTCAAAAACCTGTTGTAAAATGCTTGATCTGCGCCTCGATGTTCTGGCGGATGGTTTGAGGCAATCATAAAGTTGGCCACAGGCTTCATGTCATAGCCTTTTTCCATTTTAGGATCGGCAAAAATACTTTCTTTAGAAATACATTTCTTAATCCTGCTTCGTCTCTTAATGTCTTTGTTGCTCATGTCCTGATCAAAGTTGATAACTGATTGCTTCAAACTATCAACGTGATAGGCTCGGTCTTGCCCAAGTTGTGGAAAACTAATCTCTGATGTGTTTGCGTGTTTGAAAAAATGTTTCACAACTTTTAGCAGTGTTGACTTTCCTGAATCTGTTGGTCCTAAAATCAATAAGGCTTTTTCAAATCGGTCGCTTGGCCAGGCCAACAAATGCCCTAAAAATTGCTGGAATGTTTCTCTTTCTAAATCATCTGGAATTGTTTCTGTAATAAATTTTTCCAATTTTGTAGCATATTTGCTTTCAGATTGTTGGCCGTGCACATAATCCTCCATTATGTCTGTCTGGAAACTGGCATTAACGGCGTTTAAAGCATAGTCTTTTTTCTTAGCCTTCCGCCTATCTTTTTCTAATTCTCCGATGTTGCTTTCTAAATCCAGAATGTCTCCATTCTTGAGCAGGACTTGACTGGTTTTTAGGCCGAATTTTTCCCATTTTGTGTAGTCGCCGTTATGCCTCATTTTCTTGTCAAATTCGTTATGGAGGTGTTGTGTGACTGTGGCGTTTACTGGCCTAGATGAAAGATCTGCATCTAATTCTTTGTGGATTATTTCTAGATCAATTTGTTTCCATGTTTTGGCCTCTGGTTGGTAACGGAAAAATAGGGTTGCTGAATCAATCAATACAGGGATTGTGTTTTTTTCTTGTATTTGGTAGTCTGCATACGCATGGGCTAATTTGGTTTTGTTTTCTTTGTCTGTTCCTTGTAAGAAATCTTCAATTGGAGTTTCTTTGGTTTCTTCAAAGTTTTTGGCTATGATGTCTATCTCGTTTTTGTGATCTGGATACTGGTCTTTTAAAGCCATTTTGTAGCCTTCTCCCAACCTACTTTTGTTTTCAATAGCCTTTTCTAGCGTTTCCCTTAGACCGTCTGGTATTTCTATATCTTGGAAAAACATTTGGTTATTGTTCATTCAATTTCGACCTCGTCTTCCTGAAGTGTAGCGCCAACTTCTTCAGCAATTTCCTTAGTTTTCTGCATTTTCTCCAAGTCTTTCTTCTCCCCTCTTTTCTGGTAGAATGCCTTGTAGTGCTGATACAAGTTGTTTAGCTGGTGTTTCTCTGTCTGTGTAAATTGGTCTTTTTTATGCGTTAGTTCTTGCCAGTAATCAATTGTATAAAGCTTGCCGTCTACAATCAAGTTAGTAGAGTCGGGAATCATTTCCGGGAGCGTGTCATGTTTCTCAGGAATTTTTCCCATTATTTTCTCCTCTTGTCTTGATTGTTATCGCTGTATGAGATTTTGCCGTTATCGTAGAGCCATTTTGTGTGTACCCAGTACATTTTATCGTTCCTCGTTCTTGACTTGTTTTGCTGTTGGAAACCTCGTATTATACTTGTCAAATGCTTTGATGTATTCTGTAGTTTTCATTGGTTGTTTTCCTCTTGTTTAGTTTCGTTCCATAAGCTAGTGTATTGTCCGTATTCTGTGCTGTGTTCGGCCTGTAGAACTATTTTGTCGCCTATTTCAAGGTTGTTGTGTTCTAATACTGCTTTTGGAATGATTATTCCCTTGCTATTGCCGATTTGTCTTAGCTTGGTCGGGATTTGAAGTTTTTCTTTTTGTTCGTGTGTCATGTTATCGAGTATTAAGTTATGTTATAACATTGTTTATATAACTTGACATTTAACTAGAAGGTCACAAAAAACCGACAATCATTTTATTAGCTCTAAATATAAAAGATTCAGCTTCAAAACCCTATAATACCTAACAGAGGAGATTTTATCTATGTCTGAATCATCTAAGACTTCATCATTATCTGAACACGAAGAAAACCAGTCTAACGAAGACGATACCACTATTTGGGAGCCTGTACAGGACAATAATCAGGAGTATAATGACTATCCATTAGCATTTGTCAATGTTGACAAGGAGGACGACAGTATTTCCTACAATGTTGATGGCGACGAGATCACTCCTGAAGGATTAGATAGTCCGGGGCCGATGATTGTCGGCGAGTTCCAAGGCATTAATGACATTAGCAGCGATGACAATCCTGAACCGAGCATTAAGGTTCTTGTCGATTCTGATGACGATGAACGCACCTATGCCTTAAACAAGGTTAAGGCTTTGGAGCAACAATTAACCAAAGTTGAAGAAGGTGAAAGAATTGGCCTAGACTTTGACGGTTATGTTCATCCTGAAGATGATGGGCTGCCATGGCAGAATTGGACTGTTTACACGCCAAGTGCCTAACATTTCTTTTCTTTATTTTTCTATGCTCCAACCAACATTTTGGCTGCCAAGTTACTAAGATCTATTTCTTCTAGTCGTCCACCTAACTTGTACTTGAACAGGGCTACGGTAAGCGTGGCAGATGCCATCATATACGTAAGTTCGTGCATCACGTCAGCCATGTGACCTTCCAGTCCGTCACCTAACTTTTTGAAACCTGTTCTGAGCATGAGGAGCATGGCTATAATCATGGACTCGCCGAGCGGAGTTGGTAACATGTAGGCCAGGGCTGGAAAACTAATACCTAATGCAACTGCGTGCCATTCTGGTTTAGAAAGATACTTACCTTCTGAGGTCAAAAAACCGTTTGACTTTTTGACATAGCCGAGGACACTTCTAGGTAGTGACAGTATTTTCCTTTTGACTGATTTATCGTTACGATCATCTATCTGGTTTTCCAACTTTTCGATCTTCTCCTTAATGTTGTCTTCTTGGGTCACAGTAATTCACCTAGATAATGTGTTAGGCCGGATTGAAAACCTGGTACTGCCTGGTTTGTGCTGTAGGCAGCGACCATGATGATTGAAGCGGCTGCAAGGTAGTAGATCAAGGGCTTAAACTTGGGCTGTTTTTCGTCTGTAATTACTGTCACAGTTGTATCTTTCACCACTTTGATCAGTCCGAGAAAGTAGAGGTATGTCCAAACTCCTTGTTTTAGAATTATACTTAGTGAAATCATAAGTGTGGAGGCGGCGGCAGTCAGCTTGTGGTCGTACTGGTAGACTGTCCCAATGGTAGCAGATTGGTGCAATAAACCATGTCGGAGCTCGAAAGACTTTTTACGACCTAGCTGCTCTGCCTCATTTTTCTTGGCCTCCAACCCTTTTTTAGTCATCCATGATTCTCTAACTACAAATTACCGAGACTTGTTTTTGAAGTCTTGGCTTACAGAAGGGTCTAGACAAACTTTTGATTCGTTATCGTAGTACTTAGAAATATTGGAAATGTTAATCTTGGTCGGCCCACAAGTATTGTTCTCTGGGTTAGTAACTTCATAATCAGAGTTTTGATTTAATCCAGAATAAATTGCTAAACCTGTAAGTAAACTTATTGAAAGCCCTGCAATTAAAATACCGACTATAATTTTTTGCTTATTCATAATGTTACAAAAGAATTAACACTATTTTAAATTTATCTAATTTTTGGCGTTGTGAACGCCGTCTTCCATATTTGGAGTTTCTTGCTGACAATTTTGACACATGTTATCAATCCATTTTCTAACATGTTCTTTCCAGCGACCAGAGCTAACTTGTTCTGGTTTAAACACTTTGTTTGTCTCAAATATTTTCTGTTCGCCATTTCCGATCGGTAAACTTGTCTCAATTTTAACAATTATTTTTTCTGGATTTTCTTTACTAGGGCGAAAATCTTTAGTTATGACTTTGAAGTCATATTTGTTGTCGGCTGTTTTATGATTCATAATTTTTTACCTATCTGTTTTTAGTTCTTGAAGTGCGTCAATAAGTTTTTGGATTTGATCGCCAGTAATTACGTGTTCGGATGCATCGCCAGACCCGCCGTGCCCAAGGTCGTCAACTAAAACATTGTGTAAATGTGCAGCGGTCGATCCTGTTGTAGTGTGGTCGTGTTGTCTAACTGCATCGACATTAATATCTATTAGTCCGCCGTTGCCACTATCATAGTTAGATATTGTGGCCTCTATCGTGTCTCCTCCGTCTGGGCTTCTTTCTATTGCTGTAATAGTTCTGCAAACTTCTGCAGGCGTATTTGGAAAAATTATGTTTAAGTTTTGATTAAAAATAGTTGTATTTGTGTCTGTGTTTTCAATTTCTAAATTTACGTCGCCAGATCCGCTTCCATCATATTCTAGCTGAAAATTTACAGTCACTAAGTAAAATTCTACATCTAAACTAGAAAATGTTGGAACGGTTGTAGATACAGATGCAGATCCAGTAAAACCAGCAGGCCCAAAAGCATTATAGTTATAAGATGTTCCTCCAAATGCTGTGCTTGAACTTCCTGAGGTATCCGGGCTTTGTTCGTCTTCATCAGTACTGTTGTCGGCCTCTGCCGTATCATTTTCTGCATTAAAGTCGCCAAAATTAATGTCTATTTGTTCCTCTCCGCCCGGATAAATCCTTCTTTGTTGTTCATCATGTTTTCTCCATTCTCTACGCATCTCTGCCGTCTCCGGGTTTTCAAATTCAAAGCTAAAGTAACTAATGCCTTGATGTAAAAAGTCTTTCTGTTTTACCACAGTAAACTCGCTGTTTAAAGTTGAATCGCCGTCCTGTCTTGAATCGTCTTTAATACCGACAGAATCATTTAAATTAGATTCTGGCCTTAATTCTGTATCCAAAGCTAAACTGGTTGAGGCATTTGGATTAAGATTTCTTTCTCCTATTTCATCTGCTAAATTATTAGCTTCTATCACATCGGTGCCAAAGTAACCTATTCTAATTGACTTTATTCTTTCTCTATCTGCCGAATCTAACCCAAAATCACTAGGCTCATATGTATTATCTATTGTATTTCCGTCCGCAGTGCCTATTATATTAACTTTTGATACAACCTGTGATGTGTCATCCGGCTTATAGTAATCATAGACAAAAGGATCGATACCTCTCTCTAAGTTAAAGGCGTTCCCGCCGTATCCTTTTGGCTGAAGTCTTACTATAATATCGTTATTAGCATCCAAGTTTGGAGTAAACTTGATGACATGTTTAAAGTCTTCTAAAATATCGTTGTATAGTTCTTGTCTTGCTCCGTCATAGGTAAAACCGTTAACGTTTGGGGCTGTTTCATCGCCCGGATATTCAACTGTGTATCCTGGCGGCAATGCCTGTTCTAAAACATCTACTATGTCAGTATCTATCGGCGTGTCAATCGTTACATCGTCCTCGCCAGTCTCCTTTTCAAAACCGTACAATCTTTTGTGTTTGTACTTTCCTTCGTCGTCGGTAATGCCGCCATCCTCTGGTTGGACTCTAGCTCGTTTTTCCCAATTACCATCTCCATTTGGATCAATTTCTGCTATAATTTCTCTCTCGTTTTCATTATTAGAACCAGTTCCAAAATCACTGATTTTTGTAGGCATGTTTTCTTGAAGCGTTGGCTCGCCTTCAATAATTACTCTGTTATATCCTCTAAAACTTTCCTCAATTGTGAAAGTTTGTATCGTACCGTCTTCAGGATTACTAGGTCTAAAAACTCCAATAATTTGCTCATTTTCGTCACTATCCACATATTTTAATCTTCCAGGAACTAAACTCATAGACGACCACCTACCTTAAAACGGAAAATGCCTGCACCTCTAGCAGGGTTTTGAGGATTAGGTTCAATATCGCCTTCATCCATGAAAATAGGGCATCCAGAAGGGTTTACGCCTAAGTTATCTGCGTCAATAACTGTGGGGTCAACTACTCCATCAACTTTTCTAAAACTGTATGCAGGGCCGAACAATCTCCAAGTGGCTGTAGCTCCCGGGTTGTGCATATATTCTCTAAGCCAGATCTCTTGTTCGGTAATCGTGCGGACAACATAATCTCCGCCACTGTCTTGTCCAAATCTTGCCCTAAGGACATCTGCCTCTGCAGTAGATGAATTATCTATTAAATCTTGAAGCGTTCCTGCACTTCTATCAGTTTGAAAAGGTCCGGAGGCAGTTGTATCAACAGCAGTAAAGTTTATCGTTCCTTGCTCGCCTTTACCGCTAAGACTGAAATTAACATTATTTACTGGCCTATCTGTCTTCATGTTTACAGAACCTATGCTTGTAGGATGTTGTACTGTTTCTTTTTTCGGTATGATGTATCGAAGGGTGACGTTTTCTAAAGTTTGTAAAGCTACTATTTCGTATTCGTCAATTCTATAATCTGTCATGTTCCTCCGGGACCTCCGTTACGGACTTCACTGCTAGCTGTTTCTCCAATACTTTGGTCTTGGCTTGTAGCACTTTTTTCACTTAACCAGCCCATTTGAATGAATATATTTTCTCCGACTGAATCTTTAGCTACAGTAGTTCCAAATGGACCTTCTCTAACCTCTGAACTGTTTTCGGGCGAAACTTGTGTGAATTGATTTACGTTGTTTGTTTGAGGTTTTTCTTCATCAATATTTACAAAAGGTATTAAATTATCTATAAATCCTCTAAAATCTCTTATAAGCCCTGCTACTAAATTATCGAGTTTTCTAGTGAACTCATCAAGAGTGGTTTGGAAGTCTATGCTGCCAATAAATTTTAGTAATTCTTGCAATAATGGTCTGAGAAAGGTCAGTAATAATGCAACTAAAGGTAGTATTGCAACTGAGAAAAGTCGTTGGAGACCAGCTATTAGTTCTTGGATTGGTTTAAGGCTAGCAAGAAATGTAACAAAACCTAAAATGCCTGCAAGTTTAGCTGAGATGCCGCCTAGCATTCCTCCTAGGGCGCCGCCATCTCCTCCGTCTCCACCTCCTGCTAAACCGCCGCCATCACCTTCTCCGGCGGCATCAGCTATTTGGTCGGCTGCTTCTTGAGCTCCATCTTCTTTTATAGAAACAGCAATTTCGCCAAGTTCGTCAGCCATAAACTATATTACCTGCTATTTTGATTTAATGCTTTTGATTTTTGTCTATTATATTCGTTTACTGCATTTTGGTAAAATACCCTTTCCAAGTAAGATGTTTCTTCGTAATATTCTGTAACTCCTTTGTAATTGGTTTTCTCTAAAATCTGTATAATAGAGGCTCCGGAGTTTTCAGCAAACTTTTTCACCGCCTTTTTTTTTGTTCTACCTCTTCCTCAACAACAGAAACAATTTTTTCTGCAACTTCAATTGTTCCACGGACGCCTACATTTTGTTCGTCAAAGCTTTGTTTCCATTCTTCGGCGGTATAATCTACCGTAAATTGCCCTACTAAATCTAAGACTTTTTCTTTTATTTCGTCAGATTTGTCGCCTGTAATCTGCTTATCACTTAACTCAGAATATTGTCTTAAACTTTGAATGGTTGAAAATTCTTGGTTATCGGGATCTACCAGCACACGAACCTCGTTACCCGCTAGATTTACGGTAGAAATCATGTCTTCTTTGACATCTTCTACAATTTGTCCAAGACCGTCTAAGTTTTCTTCGGCTTTATCTCCCTTGTATTCGTCAATATTGTCTTGAAGTTTTTGAGCTTTTAAAGAATTATATCTATGCATTTGCTCGTCAGTAAGCTCTTCTTCAGCTTGTCCTCTTGTAAATTCTAGCAGTTGTTCATCTGTATATTCCGCCATAGGTTAAATACTGTAGCCTATAAATAAAAAGGTATTATAGGTCGGTCATATCGGTACCTTCGCCGCTAATATCTTCCTCAACATGAGTATCTCGACTCCAGGACCAAGAAATATCGTCAAAAATTACATCTTGAACTGTAGGCGTAATTGTCTCAGTTCCGTCAACACTTTCCAAATCGCCTTTTACATTAAATTTTGGCGGTTCGGGAGTATCTTCTATTTCTTCATTAGTATCGTCATATCCGATAAGTTCTTTCATACCGGCAAGGTCAAAACTTCCAAATGTTGCGCTTACACTTACTCCAACACGGGTTCTTTGACGGTCAATAACTTTTATGGATTGTCCGAGGAGTTCTTCATCTTCAAATTGTACTTGCACTTCAACATCTTGTAATGCTCCAACCACAACTTCTGTTCCGCCAGTTGTTTCAACTGTGACGGTTGCAGTTTGACCTCTAAATACTTTGCCATCTACCATGAATAGTTGTTACAAAAGGTTCTTTTTAATGTTATTCTAAATTTTTATGGTTGTTTTTCCTAAACAAAATCCTGTAGTTTGGTGACTTGCCACTGTACCTCAATAACATTTAGTCTCGCACCGTTATTCTCGGCTACAAAGTACTGGAAGTTTATGGGCTTAAATTCTTTGACTATTTGAGAATCGTTTTCTAGGTCTTCAAGAATCTGGTCGGTCGCCTTCTCAACTTTCTCAGTTGCATCAAGAAGGTCGATATGGTTAGTGCCTTTCTCCAGTACGAAAAGGATTGTGAACTGGTCGGCATACTCCAACTCGTTCTGGTACTGACTGCTTTGTGGTAACAGACTGGCAGCTGGATAAGTCATTTTACCGAAGTCGTTGCCGATTGCTTGGTTGAAGTCGCTGTCGTCCCTGAGTGTGTCTCTCACTGTTTTTAGTGGGCCACTTATCTGTCCCTGAAAACTATCTGCCATACCAATTATTTCTGTCTTGGATGTTTAAAGAGTAAGGTATAAAAGGTTGGTAGTAGTATTAGTAATATACGAGGTAAGAAAGAATGGATTCAAACAAAAACGATGAAAGAAATGCAGGAAAAATAGCAGAGTTAATAGACAAAGCTGTAAAAAAACCAGAAGAAGACGGTAAAATGCACTTAATTCGTAATGATAAAGAAATTGACAATACAGCTGCAGGAATTGAATATATCGTTGCTAACGATTGCAAAATTTCTGTAAAAAAGTTGCAAATAATTAAAGGGCGCGTGGAATCACTCATAAATAGGAAAAATATAAGCGGATTTGATCCGGTAGTTTGGGTAGAAAATTTTTATGAAGAACAACCAGTTTTACAACATCACTCAATATTCGTAGGAATAATAGAAGAAAGTGATAGAAAGGAATCTGAAGCGTTAATAACACAAGAGGCAGATGAATAATGCAGGTTGAGTGTCATAAATGCGGTTACGAGTGGGAGACTAAAAGCGAGATGAAAATGGTGAGTTGTCCAAGCTGCAGCCGAAAAACACCAAGAGAAAGTGATAATCAATGACTAAAGTATATGAAAGAGAAAATGATGAAGGAACTTTAACTGTTAAAGTAAAATATGTCGGCAGATTTGATAGTTTTCACATAGATTTTAATCTAGGATCTATAAGCGACGGCAATCTTGGAAAAGATAAAGGAGAAAGTTATTATTGGGGTAGTGAACACGTTACTGTTGTTAGACATGGAATTATTAGTAAATTAAAGGCTTTGTTTTCTTCTAAAGACTCTAGAACAATAGCAAAAGAAAAGGCTATAAGGGAGGCAGATAAAGCATTTGAAAAGAGAAATAAGAAAAAGAAGATTTGTAAAAGGCTAGAAAGAAATATGCAGGATTAACTATATTTCTGATTTAGGCGGTCGATCGCCCTTTGCATGAATGGATTGGCTTCCGTACCTGACTCTTTGATGCTTCGGCCTACGATGTATGTGGCTTGGTCTAAGGTTTTTACCTCCCAGTCACTATTCTCGCCCCATGCTGTATAACTTTCCTCTCCGATTACTCGCCCAACCCATTTACGCAGACTTTGTATGTTAGGCCATTCGCCTGGCTCACGCCCAAACTCTACAGCACCAGCATAACCGGCATTAACCGCTACAACAATACTGGCATCATTAGAATCGTATCCTAGAACCTGTATCGACTGTCTTAAACGACCAGTAGCTCCGACTGGCGCTTCGTCCTTAGCAAAGTTAGAAAGGTCGGCAGCCACACGAGTCATAAAACTTTCTAGTTCTTCTCGTATGTCGTCATCGACATTGGACGCATCAAATCTTATCGTAACCATTATCGCATCATAATGTACTTGTGCTTATTTTGACTAATCTGATTTACACGGTTCTGTATGTCGTCCGTCAGTATTTGCCGCTGGTTAAAGCCCTGTATGTCGTCAGGGGAAAGATTGGCCAAGTTCTGCTCCTGTCTCAAGTAGACAAGTATCCGCCTCACTATCTCCCGTGTAACTTCCTTTACATCCTGTGGCACATTCCCGACCGTGTAACCTCTATCATATGTTACTCTTACCCTATCGGCTATGTCACTCCATCGGGCACGGTTACTGTTTCGTTTTAACGGATTCTGCACATTGTAAAATCGGTACTGGTTTGGTATCAACTGGCTTCTCAGTATTATACCTTGATTGTCGAAACTGTAAAGATCTGTGTCAAGTGTTTTCCATTCACCGTCCGCCTTCGCAGTAATCTCAACCTTTGTCACATCGTCAATTGGTTGTACTAGCTGGAGCTCAGGTTTGTCGGGTGCGTTCTCTGTGTCGACCCTGCCGTCTTGACGAGTGTATCCCTCGCCCTTGATTTGTCCATCCACAATTGCCCTTGCCTGTTGCTCCAGTCTTTCCAGTAGATCCTCGTACTTCGGTTCTGGATTTGTCTGGTAGAACTCTTCACCCTCTCGTGCTGCTGGCTCAACAGTTGCTTTTAACTCGGACAATGTGAGATAAGTCATAACAATTAAATAGGGTTTCCTGTATTTTAATGGTTAGGATAAAAAAGGGAAACGGGAATCGGGAATTACCGCCCTCAAAAAACATAGTTGTAACTGGTCGATAAGAAATTTACTGGTTAGATTAAGGAAAGATATATAAGTAGTATTCAGTAATAGGTATGTATAGAAGGTGACTAAAATGGAACTAGAATGTCAAAGATGCGGAAAAGAATGGGATTACAAAGGCGACAGCAACTACTATGCTAGTTGTCCAAACTGCAAAACAAGCGTAAAGGTGGAAAAATAATGGAAACACTTACTAAGACACTACCAAATGGAGAAAAAATAGCCGTAAGATACGATCCCATGGCGGCAGGTAAAGTTGAAGAAATGGCTAAAAAAGAACTTCAAAGAGAATACGAAAAAGCAATTGGAGTTGACCACACATTAGAAAGTCTTGAAGAAAAATACGAATCTGAATGTCCTCACTGTGTTACTTCAAAAGAACCTAAGAAAGAAATCGAATGGGAAAGCTGGAGCGGATTACTTAGCGGAGGCATTGAAAAGAAAGAACGATTTAAATGTAGAGACTGCGGAAATCAATTTAATAGACAAGAATTAAAGAGGCATAGAAAAACATGTTTAAGAAAAATTACAGAACATAAGAAAAGAAAGAAGAAAAGCTAAGGAGAAAAATTATTCTCCTGTAGCATTGACGTACTGAATGTGGCTTGGTGCCTCAGACACAAATGTTCCGTAAACATCTGTGGCAAACTGCTGCTGAGGTGCGACCTTTGCCAATGGCTTAACTGTCATGTCCTGAAGCATTCCCATGTAGTTACTTCCCATGTCTGCTCCAACCATGATTGTCTCATCAGTGTCTGTGGAAATACTGTCTGCTCTTGGCAATGCGTTTGACTTCATAATCTGTACGCCGTCAAACTCAAGAGCTTGGAATCCAAATCCTAGTTCTTCGCCCGGATCATTGTATCGGACTTCTGTCTCTAGGTCGTTCTGGATGTTGCTGAAAGTGTCGAAGTCAACGAAGACCACGATTCTACCTCTATTGGCTCCTTGGAACTCAAGCTCAGTGATCAACTGTCTCAAGTTTTCTTTCCAGTCCTGTTGTTCTGCTAGGTCGTAAGTTGATTCAAGTGTTCCTAGGTCTTTCATGCCTTCGAATCCGTTGGCATCTTCCTCGGTTCCAAGTAGAATCTGTCTTTCCTCATACTGTCTGATTCCTGTGGCATGTGCCTGTTCTGCAACCGACTGTGTAGCTCTAAGCACATCAGATGCTAGAACCATCTTGTCTTCAAGTCTTGAAGCAACTCCGTAGCCAACTACATCATACTGGTGGTCTGTGTAGCTTCCATCAGCGTAAGTGTAGCTGCCTTCTGTGTCGTCAGTTGTTTCAAGGCCTGAAGTTGGACTTGGCTGATCCGTCTCTTCTGTAGCATTGACTGTGTCTGAGTTGACTGAGATTCTTGGAATCATGTCTGCAGCCGGTGTCTTCTCTGGCTGTGACACTCTGATTTCTGGAATGAAGAAGATCGGGATGTTCCAATCAGCTGTGTCATAGTTCTTTGCAATCTGGTCAACGGCTTCGTTAAATGGATAATCCTGTTCCTCGTGCAGTCTTGAGAACTCTTTTGCAATTGGCTCGTACTGTTCCCAGAATTTTTCCTTAAGATCAACTGCGTTCTTGCCAATCTTGCCTGGTGTCCGTGCTCCTAGTGGGTCCCAGTAAACGGTTTTGTGTTCTAGGTCGTTGAAACCGCCTTTGTAAAGGCTGTCTGTGTTCTGTCTGATTTGTGATTGGGACTTGACGATCCCTTGTTTTCGTGCCGAATTAACTTTCTGTACTGTTTTCATAATATTATCCTACCTCTTGACGAACTTGTTCAGCTGCTTTTTGGAAGCTTACGCCCGAAGACTTCTCTGTTTCTTCGTTTGTACCAATTCCTTTAGTGTCGGATCCTTTGGACTTTGCAGTTTTCTCACTGTAACTTTCTTCCTCTTCTTCTTCGTCCATGTCTTCTTCTTCCATGACTTCGCCTTCACTTTCTTCCTCTTCTCCTTTTATGCCGTCCATAAGCATGGAGAAATTGTCTTCACTAAGCATGTCCTCTAGATAATCCATTAGGTCGGACATGTTCTCGAAATCTTCTTCTTTGACTGTAAAGTCTTTGCCAACTTCCAATAGCTGGGAGTCGTCTTTTTCAAGGTTTTTAACTGTATTTTGCAGTTGTGTAAAGCTTTTTACAGTTGTAGGTTCTTCTCTTTCCGTATATTCTTTGAAAGTTTCTTTCATTTCCTGTACTTCGCTGTGTACATCTTTCAAAGCTACTTCGGATTCCCCTTTTTCTGCGTTATCTGGCTGATTTTCTGCCATAGTATTATTACCCTTAAGTGAATGTGATTTAGCTTTATTATTAAAGTTTGGCTGGTCTTTGCCTAATTCCAGTTTCTCGGCCTCGCCGAAAATACTCCATCCTGTAATGTCGCCTTGCTGGATTCTTTCCTTAATCTCTTTATCCGGTTGAACACCAACCATCCACGCTCCTTCTTCTATCTCTTCCTTACCGCCGTCCGGTAGCTCGTAAGTCCTTGATTCTTTGGTTATCCAGCTTTCGACCATCGTGCCTTTACCTGTTACTTGGTCGTGGTCGGAGTCGAAACTGTTGACCTTTCCCTCTTTCATGAACTCGTGGGCGGCTTCTCTTATCTCTGCCCCGGGAGCTACATCACCATCTTTGTCAATGTCGCTGGCTCGCATTACTGGGCCGTAAACTGTCTTCCAGTCTTCTTCCGGCTCTTTCATTATCATGGTGCTTTTCTGTACTCTGTTGGAATCGTCCTTCATCATTAGGAACATGCTGTCTTGTGACGGATTTTTCACCCATGAAACTGTTTCGAGGTCGATGTCGCTTAGAATGTTTTTTGCCCCTTCCTTAATGCTTTGCAGTAGTTGCCGTGGCTGTCCTTCATCGCTCTTGGCCTCTTCCATTATAATGTCGGCGATTCTCTCGGCTTTTTTCGGGTCGATATTCATGTCTTGCTCTAGATGAGTCAGTAGTTGACCTCGGTCATCGAAAGAAAGTTTTTGTTCTTCAGGCATAATAATATAGTTATTGTATCTGCGTGGTTAAAAAAGGTTTTAGTCGGTTAGTCTTATCCAGTCGTCCTCATTATCTTTTGTTCCGTTTGTTGAGGCCGATGTTACGACTTCATAGTCTCCTGCGTCAAGCCCTGAAGTATTCCAGTTGTAGAAGTATTTGCCTGTCGAGTCTTTTGTCATGTCTTGCTGGCTGACAACCTCGTTATCATTGTATCCTGTTATTGTAATTGTGATCTGGGCCGGATCTACTAGGCTTGATGTTTCTTCAAACGGTTGCTGTTCCTCGACCGTTGTTTCTATTCTGATTGTGTCTCCAATGTCAAATTCTTCGCCATCGTTCAGGAATTTTATGTTCATTGTTCGGCCTCGTTGTTTATTTTAAGTACTTCGTATGCTTCGTTATTAACTTTTAATGTCAGTCCCGGAATTGTTAGGGATGCGGTTGCGTCTGCTGTAAATGATGCTGAGCCATCTGCTTGGGCTTGAATCTGTGTTGTGGCTGTGACTGTTCCGTTTAAACTGGCGTTTCCATCAGCCGAAATTTGGACTTTTATTGAGCCATCTGCGTTCCCTGTTAGATTTCCAGTTCCTGTTGCTATTCCGTTAAGGCTTTTTGTGGCTGTGGCTGTTCCTGTTAGACTGGCTGTTCCTGTTGCTCTGGCGGATACTACTGCTCCGAGTGAAGCGGCTGCATCTCCGTTAAGTGTTGCTGAACCTGTGGCGGCTATACTTTCCCGTTTAAATGCGTCTGCCGTACCTGTTAAACTAGCGTTTCCGGTTGCTACTGCTCGGATATTAATTGTCTGGGTGGCTGTGGCATCTCCATTAAATGTTGCTGAACCACTTGCTGTACCTGTTATCTTATTAGTAGCTGTGGCGTCACCTGTTAAACTAGCGGATCCGTTGGCGACTCCTGAAACTGTTACGGCTGTGTCTTCGGCGGCTTGCTGGCTGAAGAATACTTGGCCTCCCTTCGGAGATGCATCGTACTCTGCTTGAATCCAGGCAGCGTCTTTTTCATCTCCAACATAAAGTTTTTGCTCATCCATAACACCTGCAAACGGAGTGTTCGGCGACTGACTTGCATCATCTCCGAATCTTACATTATCGCCTGGATTCGAAGTGGCATTTCCATCATTTAAACTACCTAGTTGTGATCCGTCGGCGTAAGCAATACCTGTACTGCTTCCGTCATACGTTAAAGCAGCCATATGCCAGTTTCCGTCGTTATATGTGTTCGGATTAAAACCTATCACTTCTCCCCTGTTGACTCTGTAAGTAAGTCCGCCAGTATCATTCAAATCATCAGCGTCGTTGTTAATATCTATGAAATGCACAAAACCTGAGCCATCAGTACCGAAATTATATAATCCTCCTCTCTGATTTGAAGAATCTTTAAACCAAACTATAGTTGTAAATGCTTGACCGTTTTCATCTTGGAGGTCTCCATAATCAATATAATCATCTGTGCCGTCGTAATCTCCTGCGCCGTTAAACTCTCCGTTGCTTGTGCTTGTAACTCCGTTCACGGTTCCGTCGTTTCCGTTCGGACTTGAGTCTATTGCGTTATCGGTCGGGTAATTATCTTCGTTTAAGTGTTGCATCGTTTCGGCGTTCTGTCCTGTGTTACCCCATACCTCGGCAGGTGTTCCTTCCTCACTACTGGCTGGGCCGTTGCCGTACACGACCTGTGCCTGAGTACTGCCATCCCGTACCCAAGAATCATAGCACCATAGCGTGGCGGTCTCATTTGTTGCGTCGAACTCCTCGATTTCGTACGGGAGCAGGTTGCCGTTCTGACCATAGACTGCTAAATCGGATTCAGCGCTTACGTTTGTCCAGTCGATTATAATGTCGCCGTTGCCAGTCTTTGACTCGGTAGCAGTAGAAATATCGTACTCATAGATAAGGTCAGAACTATTTCCGATTTCATACAGTTTAGTACCATCATTATTCCAAGTCAAACCTTGAGGATTGGCGTCTTGTGTACTTATGCTTTGGCTGAAAGTTGCTGTACTTATATCAAAAGCAGTACTTACATCATACTCATAAATAAGGTCAGAACTATCTCCGATTTCATACAGTTTAGTACCATCATTATTCCAAGTCAAACCTGTAGGACTGGCGTCTTGT